ATTCTTCTGAGTGGGCTGAGGATGGAAGAGATTCACCAGGTCTATCATGGTAATCTCTTTCTTCTTCATCTTGTACTTATCAATCTGATAAGGGTCCAGTCTCTCAAGAACTGCCTTGAAGCCTTTCTTGATTGCATTGGAAATCTTCCTCAACTTGGGAAGATTGTTGAGCTGCTGATATGCACCGAGAATCTCAGTCATATCATCAGGTCTTACAACAATCTTGTTGAAGAACCTCTTAGCCCACTCTGCACCTCTTGCATTGCCAGCTACAATAGCTGCCAAGAGATGAGTTACAGAGCGCAGATTACCCTCTTTTCTTGCATAGAGAGCCAATTTTGCTACGAAGAGAGGGTCCAGCTTCTTAGCAAGTTCAGTGATTTTCTTGGTCTCTTCTTTCTCCGTCTCATAGTAAGCACCCTGCAGGAATGTGGTCATGACAGTAGAGACGAGAACCTCTTTGTCAGTAAGCTGAAATGCTTTTTCACCCATTTCATTCACTACCGTAGGCTGTACCGGAGTTTTAGTTTTGTTGTACTTACTCATATTATTGATGTTTTGTATTATAGCTTTTGTTTTAATCTTACTTCCCCATCGTACAATCTGCACAGACTGGGGGTGAAAGTTTGAGTCATGCCATAATAGTTGGCAGTGTTCTTGGATGGACATACAAGGATTGAGACGTATCTGTCTCCTTCCGTAGTTTCCTTAACTTCAGTCACCATCCAGATATCTACACCTGAATTTTCATGTAAAATGAGATTTCTAGGTTTAATCTCATGGTCCCACATTGTGGGAATAGCGATAGTCTCTACTTTCGTATCTTTTAATTTTAGATTGTGGACTTATAAAAAAAAGTAGAGCGAAGAATAGCTCTCCACCCTACCCCATAAACAATGAACAAAGAAAATCAAAAGCCAGTTAAGCTTTTTGGTCTGTGAAGGGATTCGAACCCTCTAATACCATGGCTTATACCGTGAGTTATGCCTATTAACCTCTCTACAGACACCTGTGTCTCCTCTTCCAATTAGGCTTACCAAGTGAGGAGTTGACCATAACACAATCTATCCATTAATGGATAACCATACCTCTTGGTCTATCAATAGTATGGATTTATCAGGGACTCACCATATCCCCGGGAATAATATCCCACTGGACACCACTCCAGCTTACTGTTTAACCCCCAATCTGCAGTATTGAGTTATCAGTGGTGTTGGTAGCTCAAAGTAAATCAATATGTGTTTGTCTTTTGCTAAATTCGATGTAATACATATATCACTATTGAGCTAATTGTAGACTATCTTGCAACAGGATTATCTTGAATCCTCAAGAGGCAGCAGTGCTTGATAGTCTATAAGAATACCTGACTCCCGTACCTAATTTCTTAGGCCTTGGCAGTGAATAATTTGCACCAGATTCTTCATCAGTCAGGTATATAGAATTCCCATTTATTCAGAAACCGCCGTAGCTACTCTTATTATGAACACCTGTTGCCATTACGCCCTGTGATGTCTGGGAATGTAGGAAAGAAGAAGAGATAAGTTTCAAGAGCCTTTTGAATGAATTTACCAGAGTTGAACTGGTTACCCTTTGTTCCAAATACAAATGCTCTACCTAATGAGCTAAAATTCGATGAAACCCTTGATGTCACTACTTCTTCTTAATGACCATAGAGAGTTTTTAGGCTCTCTATGGCTTGTTTAACTAAAATGGATTAAAATTAACTGGGATTCTGTTTCACAACAGTATCAAAGGGCCAGTCTCCCTATGGAATGTGCAGAAGATAAATAGATAGAGAATCAGAATTTGCCTGACTTGAACAGGCCCTTTAGATTAGAAGTCTAAAGCTCTTCCAGTGAGCTAAATATCGAAGTAACTCTATCTGTCACTATCTGCACAGGATATTATTTCTTTTGTTTCTTGCCAGAGAGGGCTTTCAGAGACTTCACGAGCTCTTCCAGCTGTTTGACTCTCTTTTCTTCCTCCATGATGTCCTGTTCGAAGAGTTCCAGCTCTTCTGCTGTAGGCTCTTTGTACTCAGGGTCAGGAGTAATGCCGAATTTCTTGAGAATCTCTTCTCTGCTCATGTCCTTCATCTGCTTCAGAACAGGACGAACCTCTACCTCCATTACCACAGGACCAAAGTCCTTGGCAATCTCCTCCAGCATCTTCATATTGAAGGTTTCATCAGGGAGAATGCCAGGTGCGTCTGACACCTCTTTGAGAGCTTGATTCTTCTTGTCGAAATACATGAGAGTCATCCCTGTGGGCGTACTTGCCACAAAGATTTCAGTGAATCCCTTCTTTCTGTTTGCCTCGTTAGAGTTAAGAGGGAGATTGTTGAGGTTCTCAAGGGTGAGTTCCATGCCCTTCTCCTCAAAGAGCTTAGCAAGACATGCTGCCTGCTCCTTGGCTGTGATTTTAAATTTTGTTCTCACTTGGATTTATTTGTGGAAGGGTTTCACCCCCCCCCCTGGTTAATGTTTTATTTAAGCAGAGGGATTTCTCCCTCTACTGATTCAGCAACCTTTCAGTGCTTCTCTTTCCACAGGATGAAGCTGCTTGAGAGCTGCCCAGGCGTAGTTTTCCTCTTTGAAGTAAACTACACCAGGATAGTTTACCATCGTGTGATTGAGGACATCCCATCCACCGTCACTTCGAGGACTGCAGAAATACCCTGTATTTCCGTGAGTTTTGCGCCATCCCTTGTTGAGGGTATTGGCCAGTTTCTGGAGGGCCTCTGTGGCATTGTTCATTCCCATCTGCCACAGTGCAAGGCTGCTCTTGGGAATGATGCCCAGAAGCTCTTCTTCAGGGAAATACTTGCATGCAAACTCAGCTGCGACTCCACCCTGCTTATACAGAGCTTTTGCTTCTTCCAGAGTGAATGTGTTGCTGGGTTTGAAGGCTTTGTTCTCCATCAGTTCCCATCTGACAGTCTTGATGGGAATGTAGGAGGAAGTTCTTTTGCAGTTGGACAGAATCTGAGTTCTGGTATCTACATAACTCAGACGGGAAGTGTAGATTGCTACCACACATACTGCTGACTGGTATGCAGGGAGGTAGATTGTGGAATCTACACACACCTGATTGCAAGGGTCTTCCACATTGAAGGCATACTCCTTGCAGTTGCCAGGGAATCTGACTTTGATAGTTTTCATAGTTTCTTGTTTAGTTGCTTGATTGTAAGGTACTAAGTTCATTGTTTTAGCTATTAAATAACTTGTGATTCCTATAGGATTCGAACCTATGACCCACAGCTTAGAAGGCTGTTGCTCTATCCAACTGAGCTAAGGAACCATTATGAAAAGAAATGGATAGACATTTCTCTTGTCTACTACTCACTACTCCATACAATT